CGTTCACAATCTTGTTGAGGAGGCCGCGCCGCTTGATTTCCTCGTATATCGCCTCCTCGAACTGCCCGTGCTTCACCCACTCGCCGTAGATATACAGCGTCTTGTGCTTGCTGTCGTATGCGACGGACATGAGCGCACAGGGGTCGTTCTCGAAGCCGAAGTCCAGACCGTGCCTGTGCGTCTGGACGTTATTCAACTCCTCCTGCGTGATTGCGCGGCAGTGTACGCGGGTGAACACCTCCGCGCCCGTTCCCGTAATCTCGCCGAGGTATTCGTGCCTGAACGCCCGTTCGTCCGTCTCCAGAAGGGCGGCGGCGTCCGCGAAGAACTCCTCGCCCAGCCATTCGGGTCTGTACTTCGCCGCGTCGAGGAACGACGAGTGGAAAACGGCTCGCCCCTCCGTCGGCTTCTCCGCCTCCGCGTTCAGCCAGTCCGTGCGCGACGGAGGCGGGTTATACGAGCAGAATGTAATGAAGTGGTGTCCGCCGCGCTGTACCGACTGCCTGACGGAGCGTATCTCCTCCATCCCCGCGTACTCGGTAGTCTCCTCGAACCAAAGGAACTTGAACCAGCCGAACGGAGCCTTTATGGACTTCTGCTTCTGCGCGTCGTCCAGTCCCCTGAAGAGTATCTGCTGGCCTGTCGGCAGAAATACGGCTCGCCGCCCCGACTTGGCGAACCACCACAACTTGCCGTAGCCGAGAAGTTCCTCCACCACCCAGCGTATCGTCTCGAAGGTGGAGTCGTGTATGTCAACTCCGTACTTGCGGTAGATGACGGCGTGTGAGAGGAACCGCTTGTACTTCTTGTCGCCCCGCTTCAGGGCTTCCGCCGCCTTCTTCGCGTCCGCCATCAGGCCGATGACGATGCAAATGGCGATGAAGGATGACTTGAACGAGGCGCGTCCGCCCTTGAACCAGAACTCGCGGAGCGTCCCGCCGAAGATGAGGTTCCACGCCCTGCGGAACGTGGGTATGAACAGGGCGTCCTCCGACAGGGAGACGACCTGTTGGACGACGTTCGCCACCTTATCGGCGGCTTCCTTCGTGAGCAACTTCAACTTCGCCACGCCGTCCTCCCGCCGAGGGGAACGCTTACACGAACAGTCCGCGACGGCACTTGTCGGCGTACACGGGCTTGTCAAGTCCGAGTTCCGATATTACCTCCGACGCGGGACGATTCTCCGTCCAGTCCGCGACCTGTCGGTTGTTCAGCCCGTCGAACACTGTGACAGTTATCTCCCGCCGCCCGATGCAACAGGCGACGGCGACGTGGCACAACTCCAGCCCGAACCGCTTCAGAGCCTCGCAAGCCTTCCTCCGCGCATAGATATTCAGCGTCAGGTCGGCTTTCGTCGGGTCTTTCGTCCACGGTGAGCCGCCTCCGATGCGGCAGTTGCCGCCGTAGAAGTCCACGACGAGTTTCCGCCCCGTCGTGCCGCAGTCGCCCATAGAGCCGTGGCGAACATACGCGCCCGTCCCGTTCACCACAAGCGACGCGGGTTTGTGTCCTATGATGGAGCGCACGAGCGGCGGAACGTCCTCCATGAGGTCGCGGAAATCGCGCTTGAAGCACGGCACGGCGACGATGACCGAAGACACGCGCCCGTCCGTCGTCTCCACTTGCGTCTTGATGTCTATGCCGCCCATACGCTCCTCCACGAGCCGTTCGCCTATCCTTCGGGCGATGTAGTGGTCGAGCGGCATATTGCCCGTCTTGGGCGAGCGCACAGCCATCCCCCAGAAGATGCCTTGGTCGCCCCATCCGTCAGCGTCAACGCCCTGCGCGATGTCCGGCGACTGCTCCGACAGGTGTTCCGTCACCTTCAGCGCGTCCGCGTTCGGCACGTTATCCTCGCCCCATCGCTTCGCGTAGTCGGCGGTATAGCCGACGGCGGCGACGGCCTTCCGCACGAAATCGGCTCGCTCCGCCTTCGTGTACCTCGCCTTGCTCGTGACCTCGCCGCCGAGCGTGACGTAGTTGTCCTTCATCTGGACTTCCACGGCGTACCGCGTCTTCGGGTCGCGCTCCATGTATCTGTCGAGAATGTACGACGATATGAAGTCACAGGTGCGGTCGGGATGCCCCAGTGTCGTGTATTCGCTTGTCGCTCTCATCTTTCGCCTCGCCTTTCCTTTTTGCCTCTTCGTAAAGTTTCCTCACCGTCAGGAACTCTCGCGGGAAGTTAGCGTGGTTCCTCATCCACCAGCGCACCTCGTCCCGCGTAGGATAGTCCTCCGCTATTTGCAAGCCGAGCCTCCGCACGTCCCGCATTCGTGGGTGCATTCGCCCGTGTAGCGGTAGATTATGTCGCCGTCAGCGTCCTTGCCGACGGGCTTCAGGATGCCGCCGAACATTTCATACGGCGACTGACCCGACTTCGGGCTGTTCCACGTCCAATGGAGCCAGTCCGCCATCGTGAAGTTCCAGAACTGCGCTCTCTTCTCCGCGCTGTTCGTGTTGTAGCCCTCCGCCTTGCGCCACAGGTAGCCGCCGTGAAGCCGCTCTATGTCGCGCTTGATGTCGCTCCAGCGCACCTCGCCCTTCTGCTTGGCTATCATCAACGCCTCGCAGAACTGACCGCGTGAATAGTTCCACGACGGCGGCAAGCCACAGCACGAGCCGTTCGAGCAGAGTTCCTTGAAGTGCGCGTCGCTGACGTAGAAGCGCATACCCACCCTGTCGCACTCCGCCTTCATGTTGCGGATGAACGGCTCCTTGACCTTCCTGTTCAGGCGCATATAGCCGCAGTGCTGGGAATACTTCTTGTAGAACGCCCACAGGTCGAAGCCGCACAACTTGCTGAACATGGGCATACGCGCCCTTAGTGCCTTCGACCTCTGCTCCATACAGAAGAACTCCGTCGAAAGGGCTGTCGCGCCCTTCTTCGCCGCTCGCCTGATAAGTTCAAGGTATGTCGGCGACGACACGCCGATGATGAAGGGGCGCAGTCGTAGCGTCGCGCCGCCAGCGTCCGCGTCCGCTATGCGCCCTATCGCGTCAAGACGCTCGTTCGGCGTCGGCACCCCGTCCTCGATAATACGCGCCTTGCGCTCGTCCAGCGTGATGATGGAAAACTTGACGTTCCAGTTCTTCTGCCCCTTGAACAACTCCATGTAGCGGGAGTCCTTCGTCCACCAGACGCTCTTCGTGCTGAAGCAGAGCGGGTAATTGATGTCCTTGAAGAAGCGCAATAGTTCCAGCGTCCTCCCGAACACGCGCTCGTAGCCGTCGAACTGGTCGGACAGGCCTCCCCACTGCATTACGCGCCGCTCCTTGATGTACTGCTCGAACTGCGACCCCTCTGGATGGAGGAACAGTTCTTTTATCCGCGCCACATTCACGCTCTTGACCTGTTTCGCCCTGTACGCCTCGCCGCACTTGCCGTTCTCGCGCTGGAACTGCGAGAAGCAGTAGCGGCAGTTGAACGAGCAGTTGCTGTAGGTGTCGAACGTCATCGGCATGGAGCAGTCCGTTATCTCCGCGCTCCAGCGAGGCGAGCCGTAGTTTGTCCCGCACGTCATGGCTACGCCCCCCTTCCGATTTCGGCGCGTCCGTTGGACGAGCGGGGTACGCCCAGCCCCGCCTTCTTCATCGCAACCTCCAGAGAGTTGCGGTTCCTTATCGCGTCCCGCCTGAACGCCCTGCTCGGCGCGTTCAGCCCGATTTCGTTCAGTTTGTCCCAGACGCGCAACGCCAGATTCTCGCTGATTTCAACTTTCATGTTGGCTTACCTCCCGTCATATCTTCCCGAACAGAACGCCTGTCCGCCTCTGGTAGGTGTTCCTGTCGATTGTGAACCAATACCCCTTGTGACCCTTCTTCGGCGGATTGAGCGACATACGCTCCGCGTAGCGCGTTGCGATGTAGTGCTTGAAGGCGTAGTCCTTGCGCGGGTCTGCGTGGAACTCGTGCTGACCGCCCTCCGCGCCATGCTCGCAAGCGGGGAAGACATAGCCGAAGCGATAAGTCCGCCCCCCCCCCCTTCAGGATTCGACAGGCGCGTTCCACGTCTTCGAGGAAGCGGACGCGGTTGTCGAACTGGACGCGGCGGTTCACCATGCCCATGAAGATTGAGACGCACGGGTGGTCGATGAAGTCGTAGTGCGTAGCGCACAGGCCGCTGGACGAGTTGTTCAGCGAGAACACGTCCACGCGGTTGCGCTCCGCGAAGTCGAACATGAGCGATAGCATTGCATCCAGCCGCTCCCGCGACTTCACTGATTCACACTTACCTTGCGGCGTCTTTACGGACACGCCGCGAACGCCGTCATCAACCATTACGAGCCGTGCATCAGGTCTGACGGATAGGCATTGATTGCGGTTGAACGACACGCCCACGCCGTTTTGCCCGAAGACAGTCGCCACGCCGCGCAGGGCTTCAGAATATGCCGCCCTATCAGCGTCGTTCTGTACGGCAACGAATATCTCCGACGGCTTGTAGCCAAGTCGCGATAACCATTTTACCGCAAGTTGCCTGTCCGCCCTTCGGTACGACGGAATTGCGAACACGATGTCCTTCATAGCGCGACAGTCCTGCTCTTGCCCGTGAAGCGCAGTTCGTTCTTGCGCGTCGGGTGCTTCGTCACGAGAGCGGGGAACTTTCGTAGCATCCGCTCACAGCACATTCTGTTCACGCAGTCGCCCTCCGCGTGCCAGAGTTCCCACGAGCCGCCCTTCTGGTGGAAGGTCGCGTCGAGGCACAGGTTGTTGAAGCGGAGCGTGTGTCCGCCCATCTTCACAACGCGGCACGAAATCTCGAAGTCCTCCTTGATGGGGAATTGCGGGTCGAAGCGGAGCCGCGTGTTCGGCTGAAACGCCATGAAGCACCCGAGGAGCATCTTGTCAACCGACGCGCTCCGCTTCATGAAGTAGGCGTTGTTTGTCGGGTAGACGCCCCAGACCTGACAGCGGTTCCTCGCGGCGAGCGCGTAGCCGAAGTCCACGGTGGCGTCGAAGGTCTTGCGGCTGTCTATTGTGACCGCCTTCCCGCCTGAAAGGTACTGTAGACCGCGCACCTTGTCGGAGGCGATGACAATCCGCTTGCCCGTCCGCGTCAGGATGTCGAGGAGGTTGTTTTTGTTGTCGCAGACATTCTCGCCCTCGCGGTAAACGACGGTCGCGTCCTTGCCGAAGAGGTCTTGGTAATGCTCGTAGTCGCGGCGGCACTGCGTACCGATGTAGATGTCCTCGCGCTTGTAGCCCAGCCCCTTCAGGTAGGCGAGGAAATACTGCTTGTCTGGCCTGTTGTACGACGCTATCCCGAATACGATGTTCACTTTTTGAGTCTCCCTTCTATGCGGTGGCGCAACTCTGACGAGCCGAGTCCGTGGTCGCGCCTGTTGAATATAATCCGAAGGCCGCTCTTCTCGCAGTAGTCGCGCCCCGTGAAGTCCGTACCTCGGTAGTCGTCCCCGACGAAACGCACGTCTATGAACGGGCGCATTACCTTCAGGGCGAGTAGCAAGTCCGCCTCGCTCTCGCAACAGTAAACCTCGTCCACGGACGCCGTGTGCTTCACTTGCCAGCACCTCTCGAAGAGCGACTGCACGGGGACGTTCTTGCCCTCGCGCCCGTCGACGGACGCCATCACGCAGACGATGAGGTAGTCGCAGTATTTGCGGCACTCGCGGAGCATGGCGATATGCCCCGCGTGTAGGAGGTCGCCGACTACGGAAGTGAAGCCGACTACCCTATCAGGCGAAGCACCTTGCACAGCGTCTCCTCCCTTCCAGCCTTCTTCGCGTAGGGCGCGACGCGAAGCACCATGCTCCGCCGCATCGCCTCTATCGCCTCGCGCTCCCTCTCGGTGAAGCGCGACAAGAACACCTCCGCGACGTTGTACCTGTCGCCGCTGGCGTCGTCCGTGAGCGCGTCCTGAAGTCCGCGCAGACAGGCGAGGAACTTCGCCGCGTCCGTAAGGTACGAGCGTATGTGGCTCTCCGCGTGTGCGTCTATCGCCCACAACTGACCGCCCCTCGCCGCGATAAGGTTCATCGTGCTGAAGTCGCCGTGGCAGAACGTCTTGCGCATCAGCATCGGCGCGACCCCGCGCAACGGCTCCATCACGACGGACGGCTCTACGCCCACCTCCGCGCACCTGCCTTCCAGATAGCGGCAGTACGCCTCCACGTCGTTCCAGCCCTCCTCGTGGAAGCCAGCAAACTCGCGCACCGCGTCCGCGACGCGCTCTATCCACCCGCTCTCCAGAAGCGAGCCGTCGCCCAACTGCGCAAGCGGCGTCCCGTCCACCCAGCGTAGGTAAAGTTTTCCCAACTGACCCGATATGAGGCGGGGGAAGCGCACGGAGCGCATCGGCAGGGAGTTGGCGCACCTGTACCAGTCGATGAGGTCACGGGCGTCGCCGCACCGCTTCACGACGATGTTCCCGACGCGGCTCACGGACGCTCCGCTGAAGCCGCCAGACAGCGGCCTCGCCCCGTGCGCGATGAACTCCTCCACGGACACGGCCTTGTCGTCGATGTAGGCGTCTCCGAGCGGCTTGCCGAAGACTATTCGGTCGTATGGTACGCCGTGCCTTGCCAGCCATCGCTCAATCGTGGGGCGGTTGCGCTCCTCCGCAAGTGCGGAGTCTCCGTTGCACGACGCCTGACCCCTTGCGGTGAATATGACTATCTCAACCGACGGCATCGCGGCTCGCAGTTCGCGCATACGCTGGATGACAGGGGCTACGGGCTTTGCGTTCTCGTAGTCCCTGTCCGTGTGGATGGAGATAGTGTCGTCGAGGTCGAATACGACGCGCTTCAAGTTCAGCCCTCCGCCTCTTCAGCCGCCTGTTTCTCCGCCCTCATTTCCTCCAGTTTGGCGAAGGTGTAGGTCACGAGTTCGGGGTCGAGAGCCTTCACGCCGAGGATGTCGGCGAGTTTCTGCCTCTGCTCCTCGTCGAAGGTGATGATGATGCGCCCTGCGCAGTCCGCCTCGCCGCCAGCGTCAGGCAACTTGTCGGGGTCGAGGTCTTTGCCAGCGAGTTCCGGCGGCAACTGCCCTCCGCCCTCGCCGAGGTCGGTGTCGCCGTCGAACGAGGCGAAGCCGAAGTCGCCCATGTCGCCGAAGCCGTCCTCCTCCAGCCCCTTCATTTCCTCGTCGAGGATGCCGTAGTCCCACGAGGACAGTTCGGCGACCTTGTTGTCAACGAGGCGGAACGCCTTTACCTCGGCAGGGGTGAGGTCGTCCGCGCAGACGCACGGCAGTTTCGTGTAGCCGAGTTCAAGAGCCGCTTTCAGGCGGGTGTGACCCGCGATTATCACCCCGTCCTTGTCGATGATGATGGGATTCTTGAAGCCAAACCGCTTGATGCTGTTCTTCAGGTAGGGAACGGTCTGGTCGTTGATACGGGCGTTGTTCTGGTACGGCGTCAGTTCCTCGACGGGACGCCACACGACGTTCCACTCCTTCGGGGTGACGGGAGATTGCTCGCCGCCTGTCGTCGCTGTCTTGCCCTTCTTGACGGGCTTCTCTTCTGTCTTCTTGCTCATGTTTGCCTTTCCGCCCGTTCTTCGGGCATTGTGAAATCACCTGTCAGCCGTTCGCGGCGTCAGCCTCCGCCTCGATACGCGCCTCCTCCTCCTGCGCCCTGCGTCGGGCGAGTGCCGCCGCTCCAGCCAGTATATCCTTCGCGTCGCTCCCGACGTCTTCTGGCTTCACGGGGTCAACAAAAGAACTTTCCGAGAACACGCCAATGTTAATGGCGGGGAGTTCGCCCACGTTCTCAATCTGGAGATTCCGCCCGAAGTGTTCGCGGTCGAGCCGTTCGAGAAGGAACATGATGGAAGCCGCGTGTCCCGCTCCAACCTTCTGCATCAACTTCCCTTTGGCGAACGCGACCATGTTATCTTCCGCGTCCTGCTGGCACTGGGCGAGTTCCTTGTGTTTCTTGATGTAGTCCAGAAGCGTGTGGTAGCCGCAACCAATCTTCTTGCATAGGACGTACACGGGGACGAATTTCGACAGCCCCTCCATGATGACTGGATGGTCTTTCTCGGACAACTTGTAGTTGAACGGCTTTCGCTTCAATTCGGGTTCCTTTCTCACCGCCACGGCGCGTGATGGTCAATCTGCCGTTTGGCTTCGGCGCGTATTATATCACAATCGTACGAAAATTGGCAAGAGGGGGTCGTGCCGTGGC